ACAGCCGGCATTGCTAAAATGGGTCAGTATCTCACACCAATGTCACGACATGAGCATCCTACAACAGAGTTAGCTCCTGCACCTTACCTGTATTTCTGTAGTGGTCTGTCATTCATTGAAGTAGAGATCAGTGACTACTACATCAAGCGTGACGCCGCAGGTATCAGTGCAGAGAAGCCACTTGACCGAAATGACCACGCAATGGACACGATCAAGTATATCCTGACACGTAAGCCCGCGTTACAGCCTGTTCGCGTTGCTTTACATACCAAGCCTTCTTGGATGACGTGGCAAGATGCTATGTCAACGGGTGTCAACACTTTACCGAGGCACAAGTAATGTCTGATATCATTCCGCCGGGTGATCCTGTTGATGCAGCCCCGCTTGACAAAGCCTTTCAAACTATGGGGTTTGACGGGGCAAGCAACAAGCCTGCACAACCTGTATATCAGATGGTCGGTGACACGAAAATCCCTGTCAGTAAGATGCGTGGGAAATTGTGGAAACATCGTAAGCGCATTGCTGAAAAGGCGATGGAAGATGTTAAGGGTGCGTGGGAAGAAGCAAAAGCGTATTACGATCAAGATCAGTCAAGTATGCGTGAGGGCTCGTCGCGCAATAGTTCTGCGCGATACTCCGGGCGGCGCTTAACTGACAGCGCAATGATGACAGAGAACATCGTCTATTCAAACATTCGGGGGATTGTGCCTAATCTCTATGCAAAGAACCCCGTTCTCACTGCTACTGCACAGCCAGACAGGCGGCCTCGCACCAGTGATGCAGAGAAGGGCGAAGACAACAACAGCAATGAACAGCGGGCACGGGCTGTTGCAAAGCTAGTGAACGTGTTGTTTGCCATGAAAAGTAAGCCGGGCGTGCATCTCAAGCCCTTGGCCAAGCGAGCAATTACACTTGCACTGTTGACGAACCTTGCGTGGTTTGAAACAGGCTACACAATTAAAGGTGAGAGTAGTGAAGAAGCATACAAGCAACTTGAAGCATTAAGTAAGGAGTTTGCTGTTGCCAAGTCCCAGACTGAGATTGAGGAAATTGAGGGTAAGCTACTTGCGCTAGAAGAAAAGATTGAGTTTCTGCTGCCTGGTGGTCCCTGGGTGCGCTTGCATGATCCTAGTTGTGTGTTGGTTGACACTGATGCAGAAGACTTTCTGTGGTTGACTGATGCAAACTGGATTATGATTAAGGGTATGCTGCCAACTGCATATGTGCGTGCCATGTATGCCAAGAAGTTAGGCAAAGGAGATGATGGTGAGTGGAGAAGCATCTATGCACCCACTCACATTGTTACTGGTGACTCTGCCGCAGACACAGAAGCATACTCAATCTTTGACAATTCCGATAGCACATCCTACGGCTACGGCAGCGATAAAGATAGCTTCGAGAAAGCCAAACGCACTGAGGTTTGGTATGTATGGGATCGCGCTACTCGTCGTGTAGAAATGTATAACGCTAAAGACTGGACATGGCCTATTTGGGTGTGGGATGATCCTCTTAAGCTGGATACATTCTTTCCTGTAACACCGTTGTTCTTTCACGAGAGCCCGAACAACAAGTATGCAAAGGGGCCTGTGAGTTACTATCTCTCACAACAAGATGAGTTGAACGCAGTCAATGATGAGATGGCTCGTGCAAGGCAGTGGGCACGCAGGAACATCTTCTACAATGCTAATCTCATGGACCGCGTTGATGCAGAGAAGATACTCACTGGTGCAAAGGATACAATCACGGGATTGAAAGTGCCAGATGGAATGAACCCCAAGGATATGGTGTTTTCACTCACGCCACCATCAATGCAATTCATGCAGTTGTTTGATAAAGGGCCTATCTATAGTGCCATTGATCGCATTGATGCAACAAATGAAGCGCAGCGTGGTGGTCAGTTCAAGACTAACACCACGAACAAAGCAGTTGATTACTATGCTACCATGGGCAACTCACGCAATGATGAGCGGCTTGACGCTGTAGAAGATGCCATTGGTGATGTAGGCTGGAAGATTGCACAACTGTGTTTGCAATTTATGAAGGCTGACCAAGTTACTCAAATGATCAACATGGACGTTACAGAGTTCTGGAAAGCCATCAATCCTTTGACAGACTTCGATGCAAAGTCAATCATGTGTGTAGGAGGCTCGTCACAGAAATTGACGGGTGCAGCGAAGAAGCAAGAAGCACTGGAAATTGCACAAATCCTCTCACAGTTGTCTAAAACAGCCCCAGGCCAAGTGCTTAAGGCAGTGCTCGACTTGTTCTCAACAACCTTTGATAGTGTAGTATTCACGAAAGAAGATTGGGAAGCGATTGAAGAAGAAATTGTCGCGCAAGGGCAAGGGCAAGGTGCTGGCCCTGCTGATCCCGGAGACAGTGGTTCTCCTGTTCCAACTAGCGGTGCTCCTGACGCCTCTATGGGTGCGGGAAACCCACAACAAATTATTCTGTTGGTTACGAAAGCACTAAGTCAATTGCCTCCCGAAGCGTTGAAGACAATTGGTGCAGCACTTGCCCAAGGCGTGCCTCCTGAGCAAATTGCTCAGTCTATTCTATCTCCCCAACAACCTCAGTAAGAGAGACAAGTGATGCAAGTTAATGAACGTCGTGTTTTCTCCAGCACGATTGAAGGCAATGGAGATCGTGATAGTTTGTTGTCCACCGAGGATGGCATCTTCGCAAGTATTCCGGGGATTGATGATGATGATGCGGAGAACGAAGCCGCTGACACGGCTACAGCATCAACGAATGACCGGCCAAGTGATACTGCGGGAAAAGAAACGCAAGCAGCGCCAAATCCTGCAAGCCCCAACAATCAAGACACTCCTGGAACAGATAATCCAAGCAGCCCGCGACAGAGTGACACACCAACGGCTCATAGAACAACGAGAGCAGATGGTCTTGTCGCTGTCCAAGACGAAACAACTAAAGCACAAAACCTAGTTGATCCGAAGACGGGTCAAGTAGTTGTGCCTGCTGGTGCTGCGCGTAGGTTCTATGAGATGGCGCAACAGCAAGGACAAAATGCTCGGCAGGCCGGGCAAGAAGTTACGCAGTTGCGCGCACAGGTTGACGCATACAAGCAAGCAGATCACGCAGGCACGCAGTATGGGCTCAATCCTGAGCAACGAACGGCTGCCATGCGGATCATGGGAGACTTCAACCGCGACCCCAGCAATACACTAAAGCAAGTTGTCAGTGAGTTGCTTGCTAGTGGTGTAGAGTTGCCGTGGTTGAATGAAACGGGCACACTCAATCCATCCATGATTGAAGGCATGATTGATCGCAAGTTTGGACCGTTGTTGCAGGAACGCCAAGCAAGCCAAGCTCAGGAGAGGGGCCTATACGAAGCAAAAAAAGAGCTTGACTCTTTTCTCTCAACCCATCAAACTGCCACGGTTCATCTTCCGCTCATCGAAAATCTGTTGGTGAGCAACCCTGGAAAGACACTGCAAGCTGCATACTTGGAGATTGTTGAGTATGCAATGCTACACGGACTAGATGTGCGTAAGCCTCTTGTAGACCAACTTGTTACACGTAACACCGGCGATGCGCCGAGTCAGCCTTTACCAGCCGAACAGGCTGCGAGACAGAGACAACCACTCCCCAATGGACGCAGTAATGCGTATCTTGCAACACCAACTAATCAAGTAGTTGAGATGGCTGGTGATGCTTCGTGGGACGCCATTGTGCAATCCCTTCGGGATCAGTATTCGCAACCTGGATAACGGCAACAGTAAAGTGAGCAACGCAAATGCCTAATGGAACCATTACTCCGTCGGTGTCTACTGTTACGCACAGTATGCTCCTGCGGTCACGCAAGAAACTCATCATGGCGTCGATCATGTCCAATGCCTTTCAGGCGTGGGTGTTCGCAACTGACCGTGTGGAGTTTGAGTCTGGTGGATACCAGATTAGCAATCCTTTGGTTGTGGGCAACAACCCCAACGTCGGCACATACAAATACTACAGTCCTGTTCCCGTTGGTCAGACCGACGAGTTTGCGACTGTTGAGTATGGTTGGTCTCGCTTCGCGGGCACGGTAATCATCAGCGATCAAGAGCAAGATGAGAACCAAGGTGACGGCAAGATTTTCGACATTCTCAAAGGCAAGATGAAGGTTCTTGAACGCTCTATCAAAGAGAAGTTCAGCGAATACCTCTATGCTGCTGGTGGTGGTGATGATCCTCTTGGCCTTGCTTCACTCATTCCGACGAACCCCAACACTGGAACACTTGGCGGCATCAACCGCGCTACACAAGCACAGTGGCGCACGAGTGCCTACATCTATGCAGGGGCCATCGACAGCACAAACATCGAAGAAGCCTTCGATGATGTCTTGCTTGATTTGACTGTTGGCACGGACAAGCCTTCTCTCATTCTCATTGGGCGTGACTTGCTTCGTTCGTATCGTCAAGCAGTCCGTGACAAGATCACTATTCCATTGACCGCAGGCAAAGCTGGTCAACGCATGTTTGATCTTGGCTTCACTGGCGTCATGCACAACAACACCACAATTCTTTACGACGAGCGTTGCCCGGTGAACTATGCCTACTTCATCAACGATGAGTTTTTGCGTCTGCACGTTCTCAAGCATGTGAACATGGTGCCAAAGAAACTTGTTGCGCCATGGGACACTGATGCCGAGGGTTCGCGCATCGTGTGGCAGGGTCAGTATTGCTTGTGGAAGGCTTTCCGCACTCACGCGGTGATGACAAACTGAGGAACATACAATGGCAAGAAATATGCGTCCATGGCATGAAGTTGAGAAGCTGACGGGGGGCGCGTTCGAGTTTCCCGTCATGCACGTCAACGAGAAGGCCAAGACCATTGATCTTCCGAATGGTGATGTGAAGACGCTTATCATGCGATCGTTTGATCGTGTGACTGTCACCAAGACTGAAGTTTACATGGTTTACTACCCCGGCGGACACAGCATTTGTGTTGCTTGTGA